ATAATGAATCCAAATAATACGATACGTGAAAGTGGGAGTGATGCTTTTTGTCAAATTCAAAACTTTTATGGTTATAATAACCAAAGTATAAAAATTATGATTCCGGATAATATAGTGGTTGTTATGTAAATGCGCATCTAATTAAATTTTACAATAATTTTCACGGTCTCTTTTTTTATGAAGTTACATGCGCTAATAGAAAGTTTTTCGCGCTTCTTACGGTTTTTGGTGTTGGTGGTTGTTGTAGGATAGGTTCTCTTTTAGTTTTTTATACAAAAAATTGAATAGTTTTTTGCTTGTCTATTTTCAAATAAAACAATCTTTTTTAGCAATGAAATCAGTTATCGAATTTATCTTTTATGTAGTGATGTTTATTTTGTTTTATCGTTTTATTTATAGTAACAATAAAATCAGCAACAAGATGAACAAGAGCAACAACAAAATCAAAACATCACCTAAGTATCAATCAAATAATAATGTTTTGGATTTGTATTATGACAAATATTGGAAAGAATATATTGACAATAGCAATTTATATGGAAAAAAATGTAAAAATAATACAATAAACGTAATAAAAACTGCCGATTCTATTTACGAAGGAGAAAGTATTTATGGATACAAACATGGGTGTGGATATATAAAATACAATGACGGTTCTTCTTATCAAGGTTTTTGGGAAGGTGATGTTGATACTGGTTTCGGTATATTTCATAACAAAAATGATATTGTTATAAGTGGTTATAAAAAAAATAAGAAATATCACGGGTTGGTAGCGATTTTTGGCAAATTACCGGCACTTAATGAAAAGAAAAGTATATTTTGTATATATGAAGATGGTGCACAACAATTTTGTTTTGCAAAAGACCCAATTTTCGATTTCAAATATATTATTCCGGATTCAGCAGTTGAGCTATAAATGTATATTATCTTGGTGTAAATGCAATAAAATAATATAAAACCATAAAAAACAAAAAAGAGACTGTGAAAACAAACATTAATTGAATTTCACAATAATTTTTACGGTCTCTTTTTTTATGCATTTACATGCACTCACTGATAATTCTTCGCGCTTCTTACGGGTTTTGGTGTTGGCGTTGTTAGTGTTCGTGGTTGTTGTAGGATTTTCGATACTATCATCGGAGTCACCATCGGTACTATTAGGACTACGTCTTTTTGATGTTGTATTACGCCCATTCATATCTTTTTCGATATCATCGTAGTTGTTCTCGATGTATTCGATGATATTGTTCTCAATCGCCCATTTGAAAAAATTAAGTTGTCCAATTGTAGTTTCGATGTATTTTTCGTCATCGTATGGGATATTAATACGTTCCCACCTACAGAATGGGTCGAATTTACGCTTACTATATGCTTTGAGTTTCAGTTTGTAATCATTATAGACTTTGAATCGAATCTTGTCTTGAACGGTGCCACGTTGTGTGGATAGTTCGTAAACTGTGTAGTATTTTTTTGCGAAATTGGTTACAAACCAATCGACGATACGTAATGATATTTTGGTTTCGCCATTGATAATAGACATCATTTTATTGAGATTGGCACGGTTGTTGTAGAAATCCATGAGGTTTTTCATTAATAAATCATTTTGAGTATTTAGAGTTGATGCACAATATAATGACATTAGTTTTTGATGATTTTTATATAGAATACTATGTTTGTTTTGTTTATGCGGTTTTTTCGTAAAATATATATTTTTTGATATTGTTTTTAGAAAGTAAAAGCAATTATATCAATATAATAAAGAATTTTGATTGCTTTGAATGGAAAGCAAAATTATAGATTCACCTTGATATTTTTCTTTTATTTTTTCATTGAAAATTTTGAGTTGTTCATCAATATCGTATTCTTCAGGCAATACCATTTTTAAATTTTTTGAGACTCCATCTATTCGTTTATCGTAACATAATTGTTGTTTATTTCTTGTAGAATTAATACATACATACTTCGGTAATTTACTTTCCAATTTTTCTGGATATATATTTTTTTCTAAATCGTCTACTACTTTATTTGCTTGCCGAAGTTTTTCCAATATAGATACTTTTTCAGATTTTGTTGTTTCCCAATTTTTTTCCAGTTTTGGATGCTTTTCAACACGAAAATAATGTCTACTTAAATTTTTTTCTTTGTTGTATACATTGTAATAATATACAACATATTTGCGTAACATGGATTGTGTAATACCTTCCGGTAATGGTCGTGCATTTTTTTGACGTTCTCTTTTAGTTCCGTCCATTATACCTTTTGTATTTTGTTCTTGCATTTCTCTTGTTGCTATACGTAAATTATCATACATATTATTCAATGGATTACGGTCAATATGGTCAACACTAACGTCAGAAGTTCCTTTTCCATTACCATGACAACCGGTTATAACTTGATGAATAAATATTGTTCCTCCATATTTTGGAATTGTTGTGCATACATATCCGTTTTGTTGTAAATACCAAGTTAATTTTTCGTTTATTCTTTCTTCAAAATCCAAAATTTCTTTGTATGATTTTTTACATAATTTTATAATTGTATTTTTTTCACAATACATTAATACTATTTCTTTTTCATTTTCTTCTACAATCCATAAGGGGTTTTTCATTTGATTCGCTGAAATTCCAATATTGTTTATATGTCCTGGTATATATTTAATTATTTTATACTTATTTTCAATTTCATTATGAAATTTATGATATGGAATTACATTACATTTTCTTAAATCATATTTGTTGTCATTAAGAAATACATAATCAATATTTTCAATATCAAAACCATACAAAAATTCTATTAAAAAATATTTTTTGTAATTCGAATTAAAACTTGGATAATCGTACTTGTCATCATAAATAAATTTTTTTTTGAAATTCAATATTCTTACAGCGTCATCACATTCTACATAATACTTTCTATCTTTGTATGTGATGATGTTACAGGTCAGATTCTTATCAAAAGAATACACAGGTGAGAAAGTCGTTGCTTCTAACATATGTTATATATAATATAACATATATATTTTATATTATTTTAACTAAATAACTTTTTAGTTTAATTACTTTTAATTGGAATATGCGACTCCAGCCATACCAGACATAACTCTTAATACGTTGTAGTTGACAGCATAGACTCTGACCTTGGCGGTGGCAGTACCAGCAACTGTTCCTGCAGAAAGAACAAGTTGAAGGACAGCGTTATCAATACGTGAGAAATTGCAAGATCCGCTTGGTTGATGCTCTTCCGGTCTTAGGGCGAATGAGTAAACATTGATACCTGTATCAGGTGCGCGGGTGTGGTGTTGGTATGGTTGAACAACATCGAAGTAGTTTCCTTCACGCTCAGAGAATCTGTCTTGACCGTTAAGTTGTAACTTAGCAGTGACGACAGGGTTCTCACCCCAACAATGCATGTCAAGAGCAGTCTCTGAAAGAACGAATGTTCCAGCATCAGAGACAAGGGAACCATTAACTCCGGCAGTGTTTGTGTTGAATGCAGGAGCATTCCATGTAGCACCAGTGTTTGTTCCATCAAGAGCACCTGGAAGATCAAAAAGACCAGATGCGTTGATGAAACCATTTTGATCACCATTACCAACGTTTGCAGGTCCACCGAAAGCGGCGATGGATGGAGGAAGAGCATCGATGGCATCAGTGTAGTTGAATGGTTGAGCACCAAGGGTTCTGAAAAGAGTTCCTGTGGCATCTAATGATGAGCAGTAATCAACGTTGGCATCAGGTTGGACAACCCAGATAAGCTCCTTGCAAGGGTGGTTGAAGTTAAGCTTAATCTTGTTTGATGATGAACCGACTGATTCGTCACCAGTGAATTGAAGTTGCTCAATAAGGTATTCGTGAGGGTTTTGTGCCATCTTTCTACGCTCATCGGTATCAAGGAAGATATAGTCGACGTAAAGGGAAGCAGCAACAAGGGATTGTTGGTAAGCTTGGGAGACTGATTGTGTTCCAGTTGTAGCAGCTAGGTTTCCAACAGCCCATAGACATTCACCAATTGGTCTGAAATCAATGTTGATTTTAACTTCGTGGTATTGAAGAGCGATTAAAGGAAGGGCAAGTCCAGGGTTTCTGCAAAACCAGAATAAAAGAGGAATGTAAAGGGTGGTTTCTGGAAGAGCCTTACGTGGAGCACAAACTTGGTTTGGTCCTCCTGATGAAGCACATGGCCCAGAGATATCGGCAAAATCAGGGTCAATCATGTATGTTAATTGAGTGGTGTTACCAATCATCTTGAAGTATCCGCGTTGTTGTTCAGCGGACATGGTAAGTTGGTTCCAGATGTGCATCCAATCACCATATTGACGGTCAATTCTTTGACCACCAATCTCAACTTCAACTTGAGCGATGATTTGTTCACCAATGTAGTTTAACCAACGAGCATATACATCACCTGTGTTTCCCTTCATTGATTGGTTGATTTCAGGAAGAGTTAATTGTAAATAGGTTCTGTATGCAAGATCACCGTTACGTGAGATTGTGCAGGTAACACGACGACCGAAATCGGCTTGACCTGAGAATGTTTGTTCAATTGATTCCATAGCGAAGTTGGTATGGCGTCTGTATGACACCTTCCAGAAAGTGATTTCAGGGGTTCCAGTAAGGAAAACATCTTGTGCGCCATAGGCGACTAATTGCATTAGACCTCCAGCCATATCTTATGATATTTATAAACTATACAAAGAAAATAATTTGGAGAAAAATACAATAAATACCTAAATAATTATAAAAATACCAAAAATATTTTTAGGTTTACTGATTTGTTATAGTATTTTTGCAGTAATATTTATGATAATATTTGTATTTCTAGTTATACACAATATAATTAGAAATATTTTTTACTAAATATTATTGGATTTGATAATGTCGTACAATGAGTA